CTTATTGGTATTAATCAAGCTGCTCGTACCACTTGTGTTAAACCTTCTGGTAATGCTTCTGTATTACTTGAGACTGCATCTGGTATTCATGCTGAGCATTCACCTCGTTATATTCGTCATATCCAACTTAACAAAGAGACAGAAGTTGCTCAACTGATTGCTAAGACTAACCCTTATATGGTAGAAGAGTCTGTATGGAATGCTAACAATACAGATTACTGTGTTGCTTTCCCAATCATTGCTCCAGAAGGTTCTTTGTATAGAGATGAGCTATATGGTACTGACTTACTAGAAAAGGTATCACTAGTACAGAATAACTGGGTAGAAGCTGGGACTAATATTGAGTTATGCGCTGATCCTCGTATTAGGCATAACGTTTCTAATACAGTTACAGTACAACCTCATCAGTGGACTCAAGTAGAAGATTACGTATACAATAACAGACATTCATTTGCTGGTATCTCTTTCTTAGCTGGTATGGGTGATAAAGACTTTAACCAAGCTCCAATGACAGAAGTACTCACAGAAGATCAAATCGTTAATCGTTATGGTAAAGCGGCTTTATTTGCATCTGGATTGATTGTAGATACTCGTAAGTCTGGTTTCCGTGATCTGTGGGATGCTACTATGCAAGCTCAAACACCTGCTGAGTATCGTGGAGAAGTATCTGATCTTAATGCTGAATGGATTCGTCGTTTCAAGAAGTTCGCAGATAACTATTTCATGAATGACTTAAAAGAAGCAGAGTATTGTCTCAAAGATGTTTTCTTGCTACATAAATGGACTAAGGCACAACAGAACCTATCACCAATTGACTTTGTATCTCAGTTAGAGATTAAAAAGTTTACAGATGTAGACACGATTGGTTCAGCAGCGTGCGTTGGAGGAGCTTGCGAAATAACGTTTTAGGAGATCAAATGGAAGAAGAATATTGGACTGAATGTATCGCCTGTGATACAGAATCCCAGGTAATGGTAATAGATAACGAAGAAGTGCCTCAGTACTGTCCAATGTGTGGCTCTCCTATGCAATTTGAACAGCTAGAAGAAGAGTGATAAATAATCCCATCGAAAGGTGGGATTTTTTTTATGTGGACATATAATGGTAATGAGTACAACGAAACTCCAGAAGAGTATCAGGGGTTTGTTTATCTTATAACTGAGCTTGATACTGACAAGAAATATATTGGAAAGAAGTTTTTCTGGAAACCAAAAACGTTACCTGTTACAAAGAAGCGCAAGAGACGTGTGAAAACTCGTGTAGAGTCCGATTGGCGTATATACTATGGAAGTTCTAAAGAAGTGCAGCAGCTATTGGAATTGAAGGGCTCTGATAACTTCAAACGTGAGATTTTAAGACTATGTAAGACTAAAGGAGAATGTTCCTACTTCGAAGCTAAATATCAATTCGAGAATGACGTGTTGCTTCGCGACGATTTTTACAATGAATTTATAGGATGTAAGATTCATAGTAAACATTTAGAGAAGAGCATAAAAAATGAATACAAACGAGTATGACGTAACTGTAATTAAAGTCGTAGATGGAGATACAGTAGATGTAGATATTGATCTAGGGTTTGGAATATGTTTAAAAGATGAGCGTGTACGTATCATGGGCATCGATACTCCAGAGAGCCGCACTAGAGATAAGGTAGAAGACTTATTCGGAGAAGCTGCTAAAGCTAGACTTAAAGAACTTATGAAGCATGGCGGTAAACTGATTACAACAGAAAACAAACATGGTGAGGATATGAAGGGCAAGTTCGGCCGAATCCTTGGAGACTTCAAAGTTGATTACAGCGGAGAAATGAAACGTGTTACAGAGATAATGGAACTGGAAGGTCATTGTGTACCTTATTTCGGCGGCAGCAAAGAGGAGACACAGGCTCAGCATATGAGAAACCGCACTCGCCTATTAGCTGAAGGTATTGTCTCTCAAGAAGATTATGATAAAGCTGTTGAAAAGATGAAAAAGTAGTTGCACATCTAAGCGATTACTATATAATACATATAGATGATGTGGAGGTAGGATATATGATCCTTGTTGATTATAGCGCTATTGCTATTAGTAATGTAGTAACTCAAAAATTGGATATTGAAGAAGATTTAATTCGTCATATGATCCTTAACAGTCTTAGAATGCATAGAGCTAAACACCGAGAGAAGTTTGGTGAGTTAGTTCTATGTATTGACGGTTCTAAGAACTGGCGCAAGGAGGTTTACCCTCAATACAAATATAAGCGTAAAGATGCTCGTAAACAATCTAGTATGGATTGGAATGAAGTCTTTCGTATTATGAATATGGTCAAAGAAGAGATCAAAGAGAACTTTCCATATAAAATGGTAGAAGTAGATGAAGTAGAAGCTGATGATATTATCGGTGTTCTTTGCGAAGACACTCAAGAGTTTGGTAAGGGTGAAGATGTTATGATTATCTCTGGTGATAAAGACTTTGCTCAACTACAGAAGTATAAGAATATACATCAGTACTCTCCTATAACAAGAAAGTATATCAAAGAAGCTACTCCACGTAAACAGCTTATGGAGCTTATACTCAAAGGAGACACTGCAGATGGTGTACCTAATGTGCTATCAGGAGACAATGTATTTGTAGATGGTGATCGCCAGACTCCTTTAAGACAGAAGAAGATTGACGAACTAATAAACGATCCTAAAGCTCTAGGAGAAGAAGTTTATCGTAACTATCTACGTAATAAAAAGTTAATAGACTTAACCGAAACACCAGAACCTCTAAGAGAGAAAATTATATATAATTATGAGAACCAAGACAAGTGGGATAATAAAAGTAAAGTGTTTCCATATCTTGTAGAGAAACGTTGTCGTAGATTATTAGAAGATGTAAAGGATTTTATATAATGGCACACTATGTAACTAAACGTGTACATGAGGTTATTGATATAGTATCAAAAGCTAAAACGAAGGAAGAAAAGATAACTCTTCTTAAAGAAAACGAATCACAGGCGTTGAAAGATGTACTTGTAGGTACATATCATTCTAATGTAGAGTGGAACCTCCCTGAGGGTAGACCTCCTTTTGAAGCCTCAGAGGAAGGCAGCATTCCTTCTAATCTACTTAAACAAACTCGAAATTTTAACGATTTAGTAAAGGGTGGCCCAGGCGACAACCTTCCGGCCTTCAAACGAGAGAGAATATTCATCCGTATGATAGAAAATGTCCACCCCGACGATGCCGAACTTCTATTAAAGATGGTGGCAAAAAAGCAGCTGGCAAAAGGCGTAACTAAGAAATTAGTAGAGGAGGCCTTTCCAGGACTTATAAATTAACCTTCAAACTGAAAACATAAGGAGATGTGTATGACTGATTTTCAGCTTTCTGTACTTCAACAGGACTCAGAGGAACTTCGCGAATATATAACGGAACTCACAGCTAAGGGTAAAGATGCTCTTGTGACGAAGTTATCTAAGAAGTTAGAGTTTTTAGAATCAAGAATTGCTGTTCATATCTAACATACGGAGGGTGTAACAGTGGTCAGCTTCGGCTGACCACAACCATTAGGAAATAAAATGCCAACTTATACGATGATTAATAAAGAAACCGGCGAAGAGCAGGACATGGTTCTATCTTTTGCTGAACGAGATGAGCTATTATCTAGGGGTAATCATACTCAAAAACTTACCACCGCTAAAATTGTTTCAGGGATTGGAGGTACTGCTCGTCTAACTTCTGATGGATGGAAAGATAAATTGAGAGAGATTAAAAAAGGCTCTGGCAAAGATAATACAATTAATATATAATAACAGTAATGCCTAAACGACATAAAACTTCACATAACTCTTTACAGGTTAGACTTGACGATCTGCTAGAGTATCACCCTATTACTAAAAATCAGGAACTTACATATGATGCTTGGGAGGACGATTACAATCTTGTTCTTACTGGATCTGCTGGAACCGGAAAGACATTCATGGGAATGTATCTTGGGCTCGAGCAAGTATTAGATGCAGATACTGAACAAAATAGATTAGTTATTATTAGATCAATGGTACCTACTAGAGAGTTAGGCTTTCTACCAGGGACTAAAGAAGAAAAAGAAGATGTATTTACTTCACCATATAAAGCTATAGCTAATGAGTTATTTGGAGATACTACATCATGGGGTAGAGCGGTATCCTCTAAAAAGATACAATTTGAGTCTACATCCTTTATACGTGGACTTACATTAGATAATGCTATAATATTAGTAGATGAAATGCAGAACCTTTCTTTTCACGAGTTAGATTCTGTTATTACTAGAGTAGGTAAGGGCTCGAGAATTATATTCGCAGGAGACTATCTACAATCAGACTTTAAGTTTAAAGATGAGAAAGATGGTATAATTAAGTTTTTAACAATTGTAGAACAGCTAAAGAAATTCGAAATTATTAACTTTGGTTGGGAAGATATTGTGCGGTCAGATTTTGTTAGAGACTATATAATGACAAAAGAAATGTTAGGAATGGAATCATGATGCTAATTTACGGAAAAGAAATGTGTGAATTCTGTGACAAAGCTAAAGAGATTTGTCATCAGTATGGTATTCAATTTAAATATTACTCTATTGATGATAGATTTGATGGTCAGGTTTACTTTGATAAGCTTAAAGCTAGAGCTTTGAAGGAAAATTTAACTATCAAAACAGTGCCAGTAATCTGGCATCACGATAAGTTTATTGGTGGTTATAATGAACTTATGTCTTATATTGAAAACACTAGAGAGTATGGCCAAGGAGGTTTCTAATGGCTAAGTTTGGGCGCTACGATCCCCGTAATAAAAAGAAAGACCGTAACAAAAAAAATTCGCTAGAAAAAGATCAGCGAATTAAGACTTTAAATAACGAAACAAGGCTTCCAGGATTTAGTCTGAACGAAGTTATGTATGATGAGTATGAAGGACCCCTGGATGATAAACCTCAATCCCTCAATGGATAATAGTCTATTTGAGATTTTAAGTTTACGCTATCAATATGAAAAGATAGTATCTTTTCGAAAGTCGTTTGATTTACCTAACTATAATAGCGATATAGATAGTTTATACTATTTCGTAAACCAGGGAGCTAAAAATAATAGGTTCCGTAAAAACTTTGATGAAGCAGTATCCATTGCTAAACATATTATAACGAGTTATGAAAATGAAAAGACTAATCTATCAGGTATACACAGGAAAGAAGAGTAAGCTCTACGACCACTGTACAAAGTCTGTAGCTGAATATGCTAAGAGAATAGGAGCTGATCATATTGTTCAGCGAACTCCTATTCTTATGATTAAACCTGATCCATTTCAAACCAACAGGAGCAAAGAGTCGTATGAAAAATATGGTGGATTCCTTCCGATCTATGAGAAAGAAAATGCTTTCTCCTACCTCAAGTCGTATGATCAAATTGCTATTATTGACGCTGATATTTACGTACGGCCTGATTGCGAAGATTGCCTTTTTACCACTGTTGGCACTGCTGTTGATTTTGCTGGAGTTATAGAACGCACAATGCCTATTACTCCAGCTTATACACAGAAGCTGGCT